GCTAAAGACACAGATGAAGAAACTATGGACGAAGCTAAAGACGACGAAGATTTAGAAGAAGCAGTAGGTTATCCAAACCATAGAGCAGACCAGGTTCAAAAAGTCAAAGCAGATGCTACTGACGTTAACCAAGGTCTAAACGAAGGTGAAAGTTTTGACTTAGATGCACTTCTAGAGGAAATTAACAATTTAGACGAAACAGAAAACGAAATTAACGAAGAAGACGAAGTTAATGAAGGAATGTTTGATGGAGACCCTGACACTACTTTAAGTGATAAACTTCGTAGCTTAGCAAAATCAGCAGATTCTTATGAAGACTGGCAAGCTAAAGCTAAAGAAGCAGGAGCTAATGATGCAATAATCAACAGCCCTAGATGGAAAGCTTTTGTAGGCGAAAACATGATGGAAGCTGAACTTGCAGAAACTAAAGCAGCTCTTGAAGTTAAAACTACTGAACTTAACGAAGTCAATTTATTAAACTCTAAATTATTGTATGTTAACAGAATTTTTAAAGCAAACACTTTAGATGAAGGACAAAAACTACGTGTAGTTGAAACTTTAGATAAAGCTGAAACTTCTAAAGAAGCTAAGTTAATTTACGAAACAATTAAGGACACTTTCAATGTTGCTAAATCAAAGAAAGCATCCTTCAAATCTAAAACGAAATCATTAAAAGAAGGTATTGGAATGGCTTCTAAAACAGTAGGAACTACGGCTCCTAAAAAAGAAATCATTTCAGAATCTAATAATATGGTAAATCGTTTTCAAAAATTAGCAAATATTAAAATAAATCAATAATTAAATAAAAAAATTACAAAAAATGGACAATGTAAATAATTTATTAGAAGGTGCAAGCCCTTATCAAGTTCTACAAAACCAAGCTGCCAAATTATCTGGCAAATGGTCTAAATCAGGACTTTTAGAAGGAATTGAATCTTCTACGGAACAAAACAACATGGCTATTCTTTTGGAAAACCAAGCAAAACAATTGGTAAACGAATCTAATTCAGTAGGTACGGGTACTTCAATTTCAACAGGTAATTCAGAAGCATGGGCAGGTGTAGCTCTTCCACTAGTACGTAGAGTATTTGGTGAAATCGTAGCTAAAGACCTAGTGTCAGTTCAACCAATGAACTTACCAGCAGGTTTAATTTTCTATCTTGACTTCCAGTATGGGTCAGGTGCTTCATCGTTTAAAGCGGTAAGCGAATCACTTTATGGTGCTACTTCAGATCTTAAAAGAACTGACGGTGCATTTAATAAAGGTCTTTATGGTGCAGGTGAGTTTGCATACTCAATTAACACTTCATCATTAGATACTTTAACATTTAAAGGCTCAAATGCAACTCCAACAACAGGTACTTATAATACAGGATCTGTTAATTTCAATACTATTTTAAATTTAGATACTGAATTCTCAGCTTCACATGCTGGTGAATTTGATAACGATCATGCAAATACAAATGGAAACGGAGATCAACTTAAAGTAGTATCAGTTTCTACTGCATCTTTAGTTAATCCTGATTTTGACGCTATTAGATCATGGGAACTTTTCTCAGGTTCAACAGAAGGTTTAGCAGGTAATAAATCTCAACTTACTACTTTCCCACAATTTACTAGATTAAATGCGGCAGGTATGGTTGAATTTGTAGTAAAAGGTAATATGGCAGATTCTGAATTAGAAGGTGATACAAATTCAGCAATGGCTTCAGGAGATCTTAGAATGGCTTACGTTACAACAGCTGATAACTTAGATGACAGAGGTGACTTTGAAGATACATTCCCAGCAGCTGGATCAGGTGCAGTATCTACTTTAGAAATTCCTGAAATCAATGTTCAGTTAAGAAGTGACACAGTTGCTGCCAAAACACGTAAATTGAAAGCACAATGGACGCCTGAGTTCGCTCAAGATCTTAATGCTTATCATTCAATTGACGCTGAAGCAGAATTAACTTCTATCTTAAGTGAGTACATTTCAATGGAAATTGATCTTGAAATCTTAGACATGTTAATCAGAAACGCTGATACAGTTGAAGCATGGAGTGCTAAAGTTGCACAAGATATATCTGTAAGCAATAATACTACTGCAGGTGGTACTACAGACATTACTTATACATCAACTCAAAACAATTTAGGTGTATATTACACTAAAATGTCTTGGTTCCAAACTTTAGGTGTTAAATTACAAAAAGTTAGTAACTTAATTCACCAGAAAACTCTTAGAGGTGGTGCTAACTGGATGGTAGTTTCTCCAAA